CTTTTTCATAGATTTTATCAATGCATTTCAGCGTAACAAACTGAAATCATTTAGTGCTGTTGGGATGGACTGTGAGTCTTCGGACTGGGAGGAAATGTTACAACGTTTGGAGAAGGTAAGTTCAAAAGGATTTGATGGAGATTTTGGTACTTTTGATGGAACATTGATGCCTGAAGCAATGGATGCTTCTTCTGATATGTCTTCTGATTGGTATGATGATTACTGTCCTGATGGTTTGTCTTTCTATCTTGGAGAAGCCTATTATAAAATTGATGCTGCTACTTGTCGTAAGATAAGGAAAATGTTAATGAACGAGATGATACATTCAAAACAATTGTGCTTGCACACGTTGTATATGACTCATTGTGGGATGCCTTCTGGTAGTCCACTTACTGTTATTATTAACACTATTGTGAATGCTATTTATTTGCGAACGGCCTTTTATTCGATTGTTGGTAAAAGGCAGCCCGGATTGTTTAAACAACACGTTGCTGATGTGATATATGGAGATGACAATAAATTGACTGTGAGTGCTGAGATGCAGCCAATTTTTAATTTTAACTCAGTATCCGCGTTTTTTGCTGAACACGGATTAGAATATACCCCCGCTGAAAAAGATGCTGAAGGAGTACCTATACGAGATTTATCTGAGTTGGGCTTCTTAAAGCGTAAGACTGGATGGTTTGAAAACAGAGTGCGAGTTCCTTTGATGTCTAAGGACACCATTTATGAACTCACTAACTGGTTGAGAATCAAAGATTCTGCTGAAGCGGAGGATCAACTTAGATCAAATATTCATGATGCCTCTTGGTTCATGTTTTTCTACGGAATTAATGAATTTAGGAATTTTAGAACTGAAGTGAATGATGCGTTATCCGCGATCGGACTCGACAAAAGCCCCGATACCTATGACTTATTTTATCAAACCTTCTTAGAGAAATTGGCTTAAGTGATTGATGATTCGACACAGTGGCGTCGCGAAGCTGTTTTGCCTAGCGGTTTGCGGTATTTATTACCGGTCCCCGTCGTTTGCTCACTTAATAACCCATTCGAGTGCCTTATGGCCCCTAAGAGTATTTGTTTGATAACCTTTTATTTTAACCTGCTTATATTAAT